CCGCCTCGTCGGCACTGCATGGGGCATCTCTGCTGCAAGCTATCCTGATCTGGATATTCCGCACCTCAGTCGTGAAGCAGCTCTAGCAATTTACGAGCGCGACTACTGGCAGAAATACCATGACGACGATTTGCCGCCTGGGCTTGCACTTCTTCATTTTGACGCAGCTGTGAACAATGGACCTGGACGAGCCAACAAATGGCTTCAACAGGCTGTTTTTGTCTATCCGGACGGCACTATCGGCCCTGTCACTTTAGCCGCTGTAGCAGCCCGCAGTTGGCAAGATACAGCTCGCGCTTTCATGGCATTCCGGCTATTGTTCATGACTGGCTTGGCAACCTGGAAAATCTTCGGCGCGGGTTGGTCCCGACGGCTTGCCGCGCTGCCGTTTCAGGCTGTTGCAATTGCAGGAGGCACTAAATAATGGACCCGTCGCAACTGATGTCGCTGGTGCATGCTCTCGGGCTTGACGCCTACGGCAACTACCTGCTGGCGGCAATTGGCATTGCTGCCATTCTCGCCGCTGTGCTGCCTCCCGCCACGGCTACGTCGCCACGCTGGTGGCGCATCGCGCGGGAAGTGCTGGACTGGTGCGCTGCCAACAGGGGCAACGCCAAGAACGCTCAGTCGGTAACTCAGGAGACCAAACCATGATCATCACTCGCCGCATCATCCTCGCCTCTGCTCCGGCCGCGCTGGCTGGGTGCTCGCTCATCCCTAACTCGCCGTCGCAGTTCGCAACTGACGTGCAGCTGGTCGCGGCGGGCGTCTCGGCGGCGGCGCAGCAGATCGCCGCCATCCCGGGCGTGCCCACCTCCGTCGTCACGAAGGTGCAGGCGGATGCGCTCATCGTCGCCAACGACGCGGCGAAGATCGCCACTGCCACAGGCGCGGTAGCTGGCCTGGTGCAGCAGATTGCCGTGGCTGTGCAGGGGATCGCCGATATCGTCCTGCCGATGTTCCCGGCCGCGTCGCCGTTCGTGCCGCTGATCAACGCCGCCATCTCGCTTCTGCCGACGATCCTGGCTGCAGCGGGGGTGAAGGGCGCCAAGCTCGCCGCGTCCATTTACACGCCAGAGCAAGCGCGGCTGATTCTGCGGGCGGCTGACTGATGCGCCTCGGTCTGATCCACCGGCCGGCGCAGCCTTCGGAGCGTCTTGGCGCGGCACTGGCGGCTGCGCCATCGCCGCCTGGTGCCTGCAATTGGCATGCCCTGATCGCGCTTGACGGAGATGCGCTCGGCAACGACATGCATGCCAACTGCGTCGAGTGCGCCGCACTCCGAGCCGTGCAGATCATGCGCGCCGCCGTGGCTGGTGACGTGCGCAAGCCGACGGCTGCCGAGGCGCTGGCGCTTTATCGCGCTTGGGCCGGGTGGGACGGAAGCGAGGCAACTGACGTTGGCACCCAGTCAGACGTGGCTGAGGCGCAGTGGAGCAGTAAGGGCATCGAATGGGGCGTGCAATGGGAGGACGTGCCGAACCTCTTTTCGCTTGACCCGCGGAATGCCGAGCATCTGCGCGCCGCGGTCGCATTCCTCGGGCCGATCCAGCTTGACCTGGCATTGCCCGTTGAATGGGAGCGCGCGGTCGTCTGGGACAATGCCGGTGCGCCTGGAAGCTGGGGCGCGCACCGAGTCTGCGCTGGGCGCTACGATGCGCGGTTCCTCTACGTGGTGACCTGGGGCGAAGAACGCGCCATCCCATGGGGCGCGCTGCCAACCTATGCGCTCGGCGCCACAGCCACCGTATCGCGTTCGTGGCTCGATACCAATGGCCGCTCGCCCGCCGGCCTTGATCTTGCTGCCCTGGGCCTCGTGGCGCAGGAAGCGGCGGCCTAGAGCCGCCGCTCGGCCGGTCAGACGCAGAAAGCCCTGCCCGGTGTGCCCGAGCAGGGCCAAGACAGTGTGGAGGTCGAGTGGAGTTACAGCCCGGCGCACGCCGCCGGATCGATGCCAAGGCGGCGGCATGCCGCGGCGAGCCACTCCTGGATCGTCAATCCAGGCCGAAACTCGTTGGTGAGCATGTCGTTGGCCGCCTTGATCGCCTCGCCCTCCGGGCAGTAGCGATCGATCTGGGCGGCGATCTGCTCAGCCAGAATGGACTCGGCGGTCTCAAAATCCTCATCGCTCATCTCGCTGGTGGGATATTGATTGTGCAAGTGCTTGGTGGCGGCCATCTGATCTCTCCCTTCTTTGGGGCGGCCATCCGCCCCTCTTGATAGGCAGACAGTGCGCCAGACCGGCACATATGACCATATCGTTTTATGCAATGCAGGAATGCCGCCGTGGCATTCCCTTTGGCATGCTGGGTGACCTCGGCCCCACCCCCGCCACCCGCGCGGCCACGCCCTCGGATACGCAGGTCACCCGCAGGTCTACCCGCAGGTCACGGGTCACTCGGTGGGCGTTGGTTCAGCCGGGGCAAGCAGAGCGAGTTCGCCGAGCGCGTGTTTTTCGACGAACCTACAGACTAGTCGCAGAGTGCAGCGGCGGAAAAGCTGCCGCCAAATCTGCCACCTGGGCAGCGCGTTCCTTCTCTCTTGCAGGCCCCGCCGCTTCCGCCGTCAGTATTGCCGCCAGCATCAGCAGTAGCGGCGGCTTGAGCGGCTTTGCCGCTGGCGCCGCCCTTGTGGCTGCCCCGGCTGCATCTGCCGCGACCCGCGCTGCCACCGCGGCTTCTGCGCCGGTTGTTTTGACTGTGGCAGCCTCTTCCTCCGCAGCGCTCAGTGCCGCCAGGTCGGCCTCTTTGCCTGCGCACCAGCGCGCAAGCTCCGCCACAATAGGCGCTGGAGCACCAACTCGCCGAAGCGCCGGCAGTAGGGCGCCAATAACTGACCTAGCAATTGTGCCATCTGTCCAGTCCAAACAGCACGCCGCCTGCCAAGCGCACATTGCGCCGGCAGCAAGCGCGACGTCTCCAAGAGAAATCCGGCAGCCTGAGTCCCACCCGTCCCCGGGCTGATCGAGGTAATTGAGCAGCTGACGGAATTGCGCGGTCCCTTGAGTTCCCGGAGTGTCCCACGGACTGATCATCTCGTGGGCTTGCCAAAGGGTCATCGTTGGAGTCATTTGGGTTTGCCTGTTTGAGGAATGACTTCACTTAGTATATATGCGCTCAGTTTTGCGCTTGATGACGGCGAGCGCGTGCTTTCCCCGCGGCATAAACAGGACCGATCAGTGGCGGAAACTCTTTGATAAAGTCGCGCGCTTGATTGGAACGTTCAAGCACGGCTGCGGCTTTCCACGACGCTTCTGCAATTTTTTCTGCATCACGCCACCGTATGGACTTTGCCGCGTCTATCACTGCGACTAGTGTCCAGCTGGCTTCTCCTGATCGCCATTTTGCTGGATCCAGTGTGTTCTTCTGCTGCATATCCTCCCATCGTGCTACTGCCAATGCCTTGTCAGAAAGGCGCCAAAGATCGATTTCCTCACCTGCGCACCAGCGCGCAAGTTCCGTAATGATGTTTGCGGGAGCGTTAATACGACGAAATGTCGGCAATAGCGCTCCGATAACCTGACGACGGACGGGAATATCATCCCAGTCGAGAAACCGGATATATTGCCACCCTCCAGCAACTCCATTTGCCATTACGAAATCACCAAGGCTGACCAAGCGCTTTGGATGCCAACCCTCCTCCGGCTCCCCAAGATAACGAAGAAGCCGCCGGAAAAACGGCCCGGCATGCGAAAGCTGCTGAAGAGTGAGGTTTGTATTACCCATTGGGGGCTTCCTCTGTTATGCAGTCGCTCTTTGAAGAGACTGCCGCATGTAGTGGCGGAAAAGCTGCGATCAGATCTGCCGCTTGAGCAGCAACTTCGGCTGCGACTGCCTTTTCCGCGGCGAGCGGAGAATCTCCTGTTTCGTCTGCCCTGATAGCGGCGCAATCCTGCGCCTCCAGCGCAATCGCCAAAACCGTATCCGCCGCGTAGACAGGCCCCCAGGACTGCGCCTTCAGTGCTAGATCTGTGACTAGCTGCAGCACCCATGACTCGTTGCATAGTTGCTCGAGATTGCATTCCTCACCGGAGCACCAGCGCCCCAGTCTGGAAACAGCATCCGCTGGGACCTGAACACGCCGCAGCAACGGGAGCAACGCGCCAATAATCATCCGTCTGGTGGCGATACTTGACCAGTCCAAGAACTGCATAGAACTCCAGGCATCCGCGGCTCCGTTGCTCACCGCCACGTCTCCGAGGCTGACCACGCATTCTGGATCCCAGCCTTCTTCGGGCTGTCCGAGGTATTGCAGCAGCCGGCGGAATGCACGCGTGCCGCCCGCAGTATGGCTATCAGCGCTTATCTGCCAGAGCTTGAATGTGAAATCAGACATTGGCAATACTCCTAAGACGCACTGGCCGCTCAGCCGATACAACGAACAATATCTGGCCGGCGGCCCCGCTGCTGATCACCATCATATCGCCTGGCGCCAGCATGTCCCAAATATCGTCAAAGAAACCCGGAACGGTCACTTGCTCGTCGGGATGCGCCGGCCGGTAGTGCCAGAGCGTAAAGCCCTGGCCGTATCCGATTGCGCTGATATTGCGGATCACAAATCGGTGATCTGCCGGATTTACTGCTGCATTTTCAATATTGGACATGTTACCTCTCCTTGATTGCTTGATTGGCCAGATGGCCGACTGCTTCCTCAGCCTGCGCTCCCGGCAGCATGGGCACTAATTCCGGGTGTGCCGCCAATATCCTCAATAATGCCACCGTCGGCGGATCAGAAACGCCATCTCGACACCAGCGGGCCACGGATCGCCGGCCCGCCCCGATAAGCGCCGCCGCCTGCCCCTGTGTCAGAGACAGGCGAGCGAGAAGCCCCCGAACGTCTTCGGCGGTCAGTCTTCTGGCGCGCATCGTCAGATCCCTTCCGATGCCGGGTTGCTGGTGGCCTCCGCGGCCGGCAACCCGCCGTCGCCGGCCTCCCGGACGGCCCAAGAAGCGGCGCGCACCTGCTGGCGCTTCTGCGCCAGGCGGTTGAGTTCGACCTGGAGGGTGTCTTCCCTCTGCGTGCCGAACATCTCATCCCACGAGGGCGTCCACCCCTTCGGAGCGCGCCAGACGTGCCCGGCGGGGGTCACTCGGTAGACCTCCCCCGTCAACCAATTTTCCACTATTGCGCTGCGCCGATCGGCGCGGGCGATGGTCCGTGCATCGTCAAGGACCTCGTCAGGAGTTACCCCCCAGCGGAAGTCCCCTTTCAGCACGTTTCCGTCCATGCTGTAGATGAAGGCATACGACATCAGCTTCTCCCTCATGTGGGCGGCCCTTCCGCCCCATCGCTGACCAGGAGTCATGCGCCATTATGGCGCGCCTAGCTATGCCATTTTGTGCAAGGCGGGCATGCCACAATAGCACGCCGCACGGCATGCCATGCCGCATCGGAACCTAGCCATTACGGCCCGGCAGTCCACTGAGGAGGCAGCAGCCCGGGCGCCATGTGAATCTCAGGCTTGCCCGCAGCTGCGCACAGCCTCCGCTCCTCAGCCACCCCACGAGATAAATCCCATCCGCGCAAGTGCAAGACAATAAGCCCGGCTGCCGCATCCAGTAACGGGCGATCGGCGGACCACCAAATCTCATGGGATAGAGGATCAATATTGCCTGCAATAGCAATCAGATGACTATGCACAATCGGCGAAAATATCGGAACGCCTGCATTTATTAGCAATGCTGCCGCTTCACATGCTTCTCGAAATGCCACCTCCGGGCCGTCAGGATGCAAACTGTAAGGACTGGCAAGATACCAGTATCCACGATGCGCTCGTTGCTCAGACATCATCGGACCCTCCGCGAGAAACTGCCGCCTTCAGTCGGCATTGGATATATGCAGCAGGTCTACTGCGTTCCGTTCGGCCGCTTCAAGGGCGCGTATCGCGGTCCGGTAATACGAGCCTTTCAGCTCGATTCCAATAAACTTGCGCCCTCTCCGCATAGCGACAACGCCCTCGCTGCCAATGCCAAGAAACGGCGATAGCACCACGTCTCCGGGGTTGCTCCACAGCGTCATGGCGCGCTCGATGAGTTGCAGTTGCAACGGGCACAGATGCCGTTCATCGGCATCCTCGGCCGCCCCCGCCAGGCTGACGGGATCGCCAATCCACCTCTGCGCCGATGCCTTATTGTTCAGCACGTCGGTCTGATTGATATCCATCCATACCGGCGATGCCCATTTCTGCCACAGCTCAACCGGGAAGTCTGCCGGTTTGTGCCCCACCGGCTCTAAATTGTCGCCCGGCTTGCGAAACAGCAGCAAGTAATCCGGCGTGCCTGGCCACGAGCATGTGCTGTCCTTCAAGATTTGTTTATGGAGCAAACTCAGGGCTTTCGTGCGCGTCATTTCCACCACGGGATCACGCCAGATCGTCACTCGCCGCACAAAATGCCATCCGGCATCAATATGAGCCGCCGTGATGTTGTCGCTGAACGGCTTGCTCCCGATATATCCATCTTTCCATTTACGGGTCGGCAGATCAGAACAGTGAACCGCCGTTAGCCGTCCGGGCTTCGTGAGCCGCAGTTTCTCACGAATGATGAACCCGTATTGCTCGAAAAAATCATCGTCAGAGGCATTGTTGCCTAGGTCGTTGGCGCTGTCGCTGTATACGAACAAATCCCCGAAAGGAGGCGAGTATATGGAGAAGTCAACGCATCCATCAGGCAACTGCGGCATGATCATGCCGCTGTCTCCGTTGTAAGCACACCACCGTTTCCCGGCTGATGAATTCATACAGTCAACCATGACGGCAACTCTCCCTTGTGTGTGGCACTATACGGCACCATCGCCTGCGCCGCAGTTTCACGCGACCGCAACATAGCGGCCGCCATTGCGACTTTCATCGCCGCGTGGCCTTCCGCCTTGCGGTCAATTACACGCCCGATCTGATCCTCACCCTCGGCAACGGCGAGATGAACGTGCACCGGCCGCTTTTGGCCGAACCGCCAGCACCTCCGAACGGCCTGATACCAGGCCTCATAACTGAACGACCGGCCAATGAATGCCTGGCGTGCGCAGTGCTGGAAATTGGCTCCAAATCCGCAAATCGAAGGCTTGCTCACAAGATACCGCTTCCTGCCAGTAGTAAAATCGTCAAGGGCAGCCTCTTTACGATCCAGCGAGTGAGAACCACGTATCTCGACCGCCGAGGGGATGGCGGTCATTAACGCATCTGCCTCGGCATCGCTATCACACCACAATAACCACGGCTCGTCGGGTTCAGCGCTAACCAGATCAGCAATCAACCGCGCCCTGGCATCGGCAGTTTCGCGTTTGACGGCGTGCATATCCGTGGCGTTGACGTCACCCGCAAATAGGGTGCCCTTCATCGCCTTCGCTTCAGCCGCCACCCTGTGCTTGTACACCTTCAACGGCGGCAAAGTGAACCGGGAGCCGTCAAAACCAAGATCGGCCGGGCTGTCGGCGCATCTCGCCCAACTCGCCACCCAATCCCAGAACGCATCCACAGCGTGCCCCTTGAGCCGCCACGTCTGCGAGGCTACAGACGTATCATTGATAAACCACCTGGATAGCATTTCCACCGACCGCATCAGACCCAAAAACTCTGAATGCGTGCCGAGTTCCATATGATCATTCGGCGCCGGCGTCGCGGTATTGCAGAGCCGGAAACGATGATCGGAAAACATATCGATCAGCTTGCGCGTCGTGGCTCCGGTGAAATTCTTGATAATGCTGCTTTCATCCAAGCTCACGGCGCCGAATGAATGAGGATTCAACCCATCCAATCGCTCGTAGTTGCAAATATTAATTCCTTCCGCCACATCGTCCTGCGACCGAATAACTTGTGCCGTATAGCCAAACCTATGCGCCTCGCGCTCCATCTGGCGGGCAACGGCGAGCGGCGTCAGGATCAGCGCCCGGCCATTTGTTGCCTCGGCCGCCTGTCGGCACCACTCGATCTGAATAAGGGATTTCCCAAGCCCCGTGCCGAGAAACTCAGCGCCACGACCGGCGCGCAGCAGGAACCGACACACCTCAGCCTGAAAATCAAACAGATGCGATGGCATCGCTTCGGGTTCAATCCCGTGGGCTTGCACGCGCGGTATCTTGCGCATCAGAAACTCAGTGTATGTGCTAGTCATCGAAAGGACACCTTGACACCAGCAACGCTTTCCGATCTGATTTCGTCAGCCATCAGCATTCTCCTTCCGCGCACCGTTGCGATGCCAATGCAGCCCGCGCGGTGTGCTTCGCAAAAATATCGCACATCCGAGCGACTGCGTCGCGGCCGATAGGCGTCGGTGCCATCACGATATGGCGCCGGTCAGTCGATCCGGCATCCTGCGTAATTAATCCGCGCGCGCGCAAGGCATTCGCCGCCTTCGTCAGGCCATCCTGCCTGATTCCGATCGCGTCAGCGGCGCTTTTCATTGTCGGCGGCTTATTTTCGATTACGTAGGCCAGCACTTCGAGCTGCCGCATTGATAGCTGACCGGCAATCTCGTCAGTGGCTATGTCATGCAGGATGCCGAACGCCACAGACGCCGCTGCGGCCTCTTCTTCAGTCCCGGAGTAATCATATTCCGTTTCTGTGATTGTATTCTCGCTCATGGCGCTATTACTTTCGTGGTTGCAACACCGATGCATTCGGGAGTTATTCTGTGTCGCTTTGCTTTCCGCGTCCCGGATGAACCTCCGCATATTTGGTGTTGAATGCTTGCTCCATTTCGCGGAACAATGCCGGTTTTTCTCGCCGCAGTCGAGCCATTACGGTCTGCGTCGTTGCCAAGCGTGTCAGCTCATCAAATGATGCGGCACTCCGAGCCTCGGCGATCTGGTGCAGCATGTCGTCAGCCCATCGCCGATCACGATCTACAGTCGCCGGCGCCGCTGTAATGGCAGCTGCGGAGGGTTCGGCTGCTGGCCTCGCAGACATCGGAGTGCTGCTCTTGACCTGCTCCGCAACCCATTCCGGCAGCGTGAGACCGAGCGCAACGCACCTGGCATGGACGGCTTTGATCGCGAGCATCCGCTGCGCTATCGGTGCTCGGCCGATCGTGGTCTGCTGCGCCGAGAGCCACGGCAGGAACGTCTCGACGGTGAGGCTAGGCAGTGAATCCCTGATCTTTCGCACCCAGCCCGGCCAGTCTGACCGGCCGTTGCCATCACCTGGATCGATCGCAGAGAATGTGTGAGCCGGCCTTGGCTCGGCGGCGCTAGCTGGCGCCGGTTCCTCATCCACACCGGCAAGGATCTGCGCAGCTATGGCATGCTGACGGGCAGAAGCAAGGCCGTCTGCATTGAATTCCAGCAGAGACCCGCGATCAACCGGAGGCACTTCGGCTATCATTGCGACAAATGCGCGTGCCCATGCGACCGGATCAGTGATCGGCTCCTCCGAGACTGTGCCATCAGCTGATATCAGATATTCTCCGAATTCAGCCGGGCCAGCATCCGTTTCCGGCCACGCAGAAGCCGCTGGGGCAGTCTGCGCGGCGGCAGGTGCTGGCGTAGCCGGGATGGGTGCGGAACGAGCCTGTGGCGCAGCCTGCGCGGCCTGTGCAGCAGTGCCGGCCTGTGGGGTGCTGCGCACGCCGAACGCAGCCGATGGATCGACAGGCTCCGGCTGCTCAGGGATGCCCGTCATCGGGTTCGCCTCTCCGTCAATGACCGGGCCAAAATCCAGGACTGCGCCACGATCCTGCGCGTCCTCGATGGCGACGCCCGCGCGTAACTCCGGGCACCGCGGCAAATATTTCGATAGACGCCGAACCGGAGTTTTCCGCCCCATTTCGTGCTCATCACGGACCCACGGCGCGTCAGTCCACGTCGCCGGGAGGGGTCGGTTCTGCGCCTCGGCCGCCGCCTTGGCTCGCAGCGCAGTCTGATACGCCTGGCTACGATTGCGGACTGCCAGCACGTCAGGCCACGACATAACGTCTGACAAATAATCGCCACCCTTGAAATATGCGATGGCATAGGCGGCGCGCGGCGTCATTCCGTCGGTGGCAATGTCAATATTCGGCTTGTGCGAGAACGTCTTGTTCCCACCTTCTTCGTAGTCGAATTGGTCGGACGGATAGATCAGGCCGGCCTTGATATTAGAAACGTGCCCGGATCTCGTCGCCAATTCAATATATCCGGGATACCCGATGATTACCTGGATGATGACGTAGTCTTCCTTGCGCTTCAAGATAGGATTCCAGCCCGACCTGAACGGTATCAGGTGAGCATACTGAAGCGGCGTATTCGGCGGCAGGCCAAGCCAGGCAAGAGAAAGCATAGCACCGAGGACCTGGCGCATGTCTGCTTTATACATCAGGCCATTCTGCGTCCGTGCCGCCTGAATAAATGACCGCAGCATTGCATCCGGGGTCATGGTGGTCTGCAGGCTGGCGGCAATTGCGTCGCGAAGCTCCTTGGTCTGGAATGCTTCCTCAAGGTTTCTGCATGCGCTCAAAGGCTTGAAACTAACCTTTGATAGCGCAGGCGCGCTAAGTGTTGCGCTTGTTGTCTCGCTCATGATCCATGCTCCCGTCTGTTAATTATCTCACGCTCATTTTCTGCGTCGCGACCCAAGTCACGCCAGGAATGGCCGCGATCGGCCTACCACTGGCATCGCGCGTGCGCTGCTGATCCTTGATCCAGGCATGATTCGGGGCCAGTGCATCTATCGGCACTCTCCCGATCGCAACCGCGCGCACCAGTGCCGCCAGATCGACCTCGTAGCCCCAGGTCGTGCGCAGAGATCCGACCGCGCCGAATTCCCCGACCGTGCGGGTAAGCTCTGCTGCCCGTCCGGCCGCCAGCGCGGCCGCCTTGGCCGCTGCGGCACTTGCAGCAGCCGCTTCGTCAATGGCGGATTCAGCTTCCGGCGCCTGTGCAGCCAGTGCAGCCTGCGCCTCGGCGAGCCGGCGCGTCTCTTCCTTCCGAGCGATCGCGGCCAACTGCTCGGCCTCAGCGCGGCACTCGGCTTCCTTGCGGCGTCCGTAATCGTCCATGAGCGCCTGAACCTGAGCCATTAGCGGAGCGAGTGGCGCAGCCAGCCGCTTAAACCATCCGTCTACTGTAGATGATCCTTCCAAGAATGGACGCTTCTGTTCCTTGCGCCGCATCTCAGCTGTTCCTGTTCCACCAATCAACGCCTTCGCCATTCGTGTATTTTCAAGCAAAATGCCGAGCGTTTCGTCATCATCAACATGCTTTATGGAGTCCAGACATGTCGTAAATGCAGCAGTGATCTGATCACGACGTCGGACTAGCGCCTCGTTTTCATAATCCAGCCAGGCCGTTATTTCGGCCGCTGTCATCGGCTCCGGGCGCGCCGGAGCATTCCGGTCACCGGTCAACGGAAACTCCTTTTCTGCGGAACCTGAGGCGTGAGCGCTCTAGGATCAATCCGCACCAGCGGATTGCGCGCTGGATGATCCGGCGGCGCAAATGCACGCAGCCATTCCAGATAATCGAATTCATAGTGCGTGATGGCAGTGCCATAATGCCATATGTGCTCGACATCTTCAGCGCATGCCGGATCGGCATTCGCCGCCTTCGCATTCCCGTCAACGATCGCCCACCACAGGCCGTCCTGGCGGACGATCTGGCACGGGACCAGCCATCCGCCACGGACCAGCCGCAGCCGGAACCAGCCAGGTTCGGGCGGCCATATCAATCGATTTCTCTGCATCAGCGCCTCCCTCAACGGCGGCGCATATTGCCTCGGCGCGGGTCGTCTGGCAAGGGGAAAATATCGGCGCGGACGGAAAATGTGTGCGCAGCGGCACCGACCGAAATGCCTTGCAGCGCTTCCCGGGTGCGTGCTAGTGTTCCCCCGGAACGCCAAACCCCCGGGCTGGAACCCGGGGGCTGATAGGCGGGCGCCGTGGCAGCGGCTAACTCATGCCGAGGAAACGATGCGACATGGCTATGGTCCATATAGCAGCTATTCCATCCCCGCGCAACTACCAATTGCGGTTCCTCTGTAAGTTTGCGCCACGCCGGAGGATGCCTCCATGAGCGCCCGGCCCTACTACAAGCACTTCCCGAGTGATTTTATTGCCGGGACGAGCACTCTAACCGCCGAAGAAAAGGGCGTTTACATCGTCCTGCTGGATTTGATCTATATGCGCGGCGGCCCAATCGACAACGACGCATCGAAGCTGGCCAAAGTTTGCGGGTGCGGTCCTCGCCGCTGGCGGGCAATCCGAGACCGGCTAATCGCCGCCGGCAAGCTGCGGCTCGTGGATGGCTGCCTGACGAACGGACGGGCAGAGCAGGAGCTGACCAAAGCCGGCATCGAGCACGGAATCCTGTCCTCAGCGGGTTCCGCAGGAGGGCAAAAACGAACGAAAAACGCGCGAAAAACGCGCGAAAAACGCGCGAAAAACGCCTCGTTAAAATCGCCCGAATCGGCCAAAATCAATGACTTGCTGCCATTCGAACCTCAAGCAGTCCATAGTCCAGAGTCCATAGTCCAGAAAGAAGAAAGTACACCAAAGAAGAAAGATGACAGCACGTCACCTAAGCGAATCGCAGAATGTTCGGTCTCCAGCATGCCCAGCCTGGTTGACAGAGCGCTGGCAGTGTGGAATGAAACCGTCGCCAACAAGCTGCCAAAAGCACGCGGAATGACAGACGCCAGGCAAACCCGAATGCGAAAGCTGATCGCCGATCTAGGCGGCATCGAAGGGTGGCGTGGGTTCTGCCAAGAGATTGCAGACAGCACATTTTTGACGAGCGGCAAGTTTCCGTGCTGCCTGGATTGGTGCATAAAACCAGAAAATGCCTTAAAAATTCGTGAGGGTAATTACAGGAACCGCACCAATCCAGAGGTGCAGGCGAACGTCTATCCGGGGACGAACATTCAACGTATCCACGGGAGCCTCTGATCATGAGCGCGAATAGCCTACCGGATCTGCTGGCAGAAAACGGCATTCGCCCGAAATCATTTCGTCCTGGCCATACCGAAAAGCTAATCTGCCCAAAATGTGGCGGCGGCCATACACGGGAGGCGTCGCTGTCGCTGACGATCGACGAGGACGGGGAGGGTGCCGTCTGGCAGTGCCACCGCGCCAAGTGCGGGTGGTCATCGGGTGGCAAGTTACGATCGACTGATGGCCGAGTGGTTCCGTTTACCAGGAAACAAATACGCGAACCTCGCCGGCCGGTTGAACATGCACCGGAAGTGATTTCTCGCCCGGCGCAGATGTATGACTGGTTTGCATCTCGTGGCATCAGCGCCGAAACAGTCGATGCGTTCGGATGTTACTTGATCAGGAAGAAGTTTCCAGGACTCGGCGAGCGGCTGGCGCTGGTGTTCCCCTACCGTTACCACGGCGAGGTGGTGAACCGGAAATATCGGCCGCCCGAGAAGAATCCGATGATGCAGGAGCCGGACGCGCTGCCGACCCTGTTCAACGTCGATGCCATCACGTCGCCGGACGTGGTGTGTTGGGTTGAGGGCGAACTCGACGTGATGGCTCTCCACGAGGCGGGCTATCCGCAGACTGTGAGCCTGAAAGACGGCGCCCCGGCTGAGCTGCGGAACGAGGACGATCCGAGGCGCGAAACAGACAGGCGGTTCGCGGCGCTGGCAACGCATGCGGAACTGTTGGAATCGGTGGGGAAATTTGTCCTGGCCGGAGATCAGGACGAGCCTGGCATGGTCCTGCGGGAGGAGCTTGCTCGGCGTTTAGGCAAGCACCGCTGTTGGCTCGTGGCTTGGCCGGAAGGCTGCAAGGATGCCAACGATGTGCTGCGGACGCGCGGTCCGGCGGCAGTGCGCGACTGCATCGAGGCGGCGCGGCCATACCCGATTGACGGCGTGCAGGACGTAACTGGGGCCGCACTAGACGAATTCCTACAGCTGCCGGCCCCTGAGGTCCTATCCACTGGCGCTGCCGCAACTGACAATATTCTGAAAATACCAGGCGAGGGAAGACTGATCGTCGTCACCGGTTTGCCGAATGCTGGAAAATCGGTCTGGACGGTATTTCTGATGGTCCACCTGATGCGCCAGCACGCGCGTCGGTGGCTGGTGTTCTCGCCGGAAATGCAGCCGTGGCAGGCATTTGCCATCCAATGCGCGCAAGTCCTGGTCGGAAAGCCGGCGTTGCCAGGCAGACACGTTCCGGCAGGAACTCAATTGATGAGCAGAGAAGAACGCGTGCAGGCTGGCGACTGGCTGCATGGCCGCATGTCATTTCTGGCATCGGATGCTGAGGACGTCGCGCCGACGCTCGATTGGATATTAGAACGAGCACAAGCGTGCGTGCTTCGATTTGGCACCACCGATTTGCTGATCGATCCGTGGAATGAGATCGAGCACCAGCGCGGCCTTCTATCGGAGACGGACTATATCGGCCGGTCATTGCAACGGCTCCGCTCGTTCGCGCAGCGCCACGGCTGCAATGTGTGGGTTGTGGTCCACCCGGCCAAAATGCAGCCGCCGAAAAGCGGGGACAAGCTCGGGCCGCCCGGACCATATGACATCGCGGGCTGCTATTCCTCCGATACAGAAGTATTGACGCAGAGAGGATGGTTGCCGCATAAAGACGTGACACTTGATGATCAAGTGTGCTGCTTTGATCCAACTCAGAACGTCCTATCTTATCAACGCCCGAGTGTGGTGCACAAGTATAATTACTCGGGACCTATGCACCACTACGTAGGATATAGTCTTGATCTGTTAGTGACACCAAACCACCGAATGCTATTGCAAGCTGCGTGGGATCGGCCCGGCAAAGCGTCAGGACATGAAAGGCTGGGGCGTCCGGATACGTGGTCGCATCAAGGATGGCAGTTCTCGGAAAGTCGCGATTTGAAGCACGCTAAATACCGGATGCCAATGTCGGCACAATTGATTGCTCCGAACTCCAATGCGATCATTCCAGGAATTGTTGATCAAGACGCGGCGTGGGCGTTCGTTGGGTGGTTTGTGGCGGAGGGGTGGACTTCTCAGAACGCGCCGGCCGTCTGCCAGGCGGCGGCGGCGAATGGTGAAATCCGGAGTGTTGTCAAGAGGCTAGGCATTCCGTTTACAGAAGCCATTGCCCCTGCCCCCGCCTCGCGCCCCAACGAGCAGCCAATGTGGCGTGCGCGGATATTGCGCCGGGGATCGCAGGAGTTTTGTGACTGGATCATACAAAAATGCGGCCAAGGTGCGGCTAATAAACGACTTCCCGAAGAGGTGTGGCAACTCGACAGACGAACAAAGCAGATCATTTTTGATGCTCTAATTGCCGGTGACGGACACCAGCGACCATATGACCCGAATAAAATCAGGCAGGCGGGATGCGTCTATGCGACTACTAGCAAGCGTCTCGCCGGCGAGGTCCAAAGACTGGCTATAGAACTCGGCCGATACGCCTCCGCCAACTTTGCCGGCCGCGCCGAATTGCACCATCACGACCGATATCAGGTGACGATTGGACATCCCAACCGCACACAACGGGTCATTGTCATCCCGAGGAATAGACGTGAAGTCGATTACGTCGGCCCCATTTACTGTTTGACCGTTCCGACCGGAGCCTACGTTACTCGCCGCAATGGGATCATGGCTATTTGCGGCAACAGCGCAAATTGGAGCAACAAAGCCGATTTAGGGCTGACAATACACACACCAGATCAGGTCACTCAGGTCCATCTCTGGAAATCGCGCTTCAGTCGATGGGGCAGAAAGGGTAGCAGTGCGGAACTAAACTACGATGCCAGCACCGGCAGATATTCGTCTTGCTTCATTTCTCCAGAATTACCAGACGCAGGAACAGGGAGTATGAGTGATGTTGATACCGATAGAGATGCTATATAACAGGAGACGCGCCTTGAGCGAACAAAACACTTCTTACGTTCTCATGACCAAGGCACGGCAGGATTTCATCGCCGCATGGCGTTCTTGGCTGGCAACGCATCCGCCCGCAGACGATGTGCTAATGGAGCGTGAAGGAACCGGGCGAGCATTAGCGGGCTTGGCACAGCTAGCAGAAATGGAGTGCGAAGAGATATGACCATCCTCCCGAAATCCCGCGCGCGCGGTTTAATTCCAGCCCAGGAACGACAGGGACCATGATCCGTGCCGACTATCAAAAAATCCGCAGACGGAGATCGCCCCCCAGAAAGCCCTGCTGTACGCCATTGCCATCGTGATGGCGGATTGGTTTACGGGTCGGTGTGCAGCGGCATTGAAGCTGCCACCGTGGCGTGGGCGCCGCTGGGCTGGCGGCCGGCCTTCTTTGCCGAGATCGAGCCGTTCCCCTGCGCCGTCCTGGCCCACCATTATCCCGCCACGCCCAACCTCGGAGACATGACCGCCATCAACGGTGCCGAATGGCGAGGCCGGATCGACCTGCTGGTCGGCGGCACGCCATGCCAGGCGTTCTCGGTCGCCGGACAGCGGCGGTCGCTCGACGACGCGCGCGGCAACCTGACGCTCCGCTTCGTAGACCTGGCCGACGCCATCGACCCCGCATTCATCCTTTGGGAGAACGTTTCCGGTGTCCTATCCACTCGCGATAACGCCTTCGGATGTTTTCTGGGCGGACTGGCCGGAGAAGATGGTCCGCTGGTCGCTCCAGGGGGAAGGTGGACGGACGCTGGTGTTGTGTCTGGACCCGCGCGGACAGTCGCATGGCGGGTCCTCGACGCCCAATATTTCGGCCTGGCCCAACGCCGCCGCCGTGTGTTCGTTGTCGCAGGTGCTCGAGGCCGGGCCGATCCCACCCCGATACTTTTTGAGCGCGATGGCCTGCGCCGGGATTCTCCGCCGTGCCGGGAAGCGGAACAAGGCGTTGCCGGAAGCCTTGCGGACGGCTCTCGCCGCCATGGCTGTTCCAGCTCCGACGACCTGCCCCTCGCTTTCGGAGGCAACAACACCTCCGGCTCCATCGACATCTCAACCGCCCTGAATGCCTGCGCCTCGGCTAGTGGGCGGATAGATTTCGAAACGGAAACTTTCGTCCTCCAATCGGCTGTGCGCCGGTTGACGCCGACCGAACGCGAACGGCTGCAGGGCTTTCCCGATCATTACACACGCATTCCCTGGCGGCGGAAGGCCGCCGCAGATTGTCCCGACGGCCCCCGTTACCGGGTTCTGGGCAACAGCATGGCCGTGCCGGTGATGCGCTGGATCGGCCGCCGCATCGAGGCCTACGTGGAGCAGAAACATAGCCCGCTTGGGCGCCGGCCGATTGCCGTCCTAGACGAAGCGGCGGAGCATCTGCGCGGCGAGATCGCATTGATCGAATACGAGGTGACGATGCCGAACGGACGGGCATGCCGGGGCTGCGCGCGTGCGGATCGAGCGCGGCTATCCAATAACGAAAGCGACACCTGAAACGATGGCCAACGCCACTCGCGCCCCCATCTATCCAACCAGGAAACAGGCTCAAAGGCCGGCCGTTCATGCCGGATTCACCAGTGCCGAGATTCCAGGCCTCCTGAAGCCGGCCAGTGATGACACCGCACCGGAAGGTGATGGCATTGCTGATGAAGCGCTCGAGCCTGCGGCCGATCCGGTGGTGCGGTCGGGTGATCTGTGGCTGCTGGGCGAGCATCGCCTGCTCTGCGGGGATAGCACCAGCCCGGACGATGTTGCCCGAGTCATGGCCGGCGAGACCGCTGCTCTGTGCTTCACCCGTCCGCCCTATGCGCAGCAGCGTAATTACGCCAGCGGCGGCGTCGGCGATTGGGATCGGCTGATGCAAGGTGTGTTTTCCGTGCTGCCGATGGCTGAGGACGGCCAGGTCTGGTCAATCTCGGCATCGTGCATCGCGACGGCGAATGGCAGCCCTACTGGTGGGACTGGATCGCATGGATGCGCACCCGGGGCTGGAAGCGGTTCGGCTGGTATGTATGGGATCAGGGTTTCGGGCTGCCGGGCGACTGGAACGGCCGCCTGGCGCCGAGCTTTGAGTTTGTCTTCCATTTCTGTCGGACGCCGCGCAGGCCGAACAAGACTGTGCCCTGCAAGTACGCCGGCCAAGGCCACCATCTGCGCGCTGGCGGCCATTCCACTGCCATGCGCAGGGCCGATGGCACTGTCGTTGCCTGGGCCCATGTCGGGAAGCCGATCCAAGAATCTCGCATCCCCGACAACGTCATACGCATCACTCGCCACATGGCGCGCGGCATCGAGACCGAACATCCGGCCGTATTTCCGGTGGCCCTGGCTGCCTTCGTGCTGGAAGCCTATGCCGCCGCCGGTGACATCTGCTTCGAGCCGTTCTCTGGCTCCGGCACATCGATCATTGCTGGGCAGCGCACCGGGCGGCATATCCGAGCGATCGAAGTGGTGCCGGTCTATGTGGACGTCGCGCTGCGCCGCTGGCAGCTTCTCTATCCTGACAGCAAGCCAGTCCTTGATGGTGATGGCCGTGCCTATGACGAGATCGCCGCCGAGCGGCGGATGATGTGCAAATTGAATACGAAGGAACCGGATGAGCGCTGATGAGTCTAGCGAAACTGGCGGAAATGGAGGACCGGAAACCATGAGTGATCCTGTGCCGCGCGAAATCAATTTTGTGTTGCCGTTTCTGTTGCCATCACTCAACGTCCGGGATCGGCAGCACTGGGCGGTGCGGCGCCGTCAGATGCTCGTGCTCCAACAGGAGATTATGGCTGCGATGCGCGGACCTGAGCACTATCCCCGGCCGCCGTTCTCCCGCGCTCGCATTACCGTGACCAGGATCAGCACCGGGCAACTCGACCCTGACAACCTGGCGGCGAGCGCGAAAGGGCTTCTCGACGTCGTAAAAATGCGCTCCGCGCGCAACCCCCTCGGTCTGAGTTTCATCGTGGACGATGACCCCGCGCGGATCGAGTTGAGCGTGCATCAGCAGCATGCGCCATCGCGCAAGGAACAGGCGACCACGGTGCGCATTGAGGAATTGCTGGATTGATCCCGGCGGCAAAACTGATTGTTCTTGCAGAATCAAAGGGATACGGCATGATGATGACCTATCATCGGATCTTCGGCCCGGCTTTTTCTGTTGCGTCGTATGGTCTCCCCGGCTACAAGCTTTTCGTGTCGTAGGGGAGAAGGAACGGTGAAGCTAACATTCAAGCGCTACTCCGCAGCGGAGGATCTGTTCATTTGTGCCGCGCGTAAGGAGGGCATGTCCTTCGCCAAAATCGCTCGGGCGCTCGGCCGAGGTAGTGACGAGGCAATACGCACGCGCTATCGCGTGCTGACGAACAGATTGCGCGCTCGCAAGGAGCAGAAGATCCGACAGCGCGCAGTGAAAATCCGGACATGCTTGCATTGTGGGCGCCCGTTCAAATCCTGGGGACCTGGCAACCGTATATGCGAAAATTGCTCCGAAGAAGTGCGCAACGTGTCGCCGTTTACTCCTGATGTAGCACCTAATGCGCTGTAGTGAACACTCCGTCAGCTTCCGCGGACAGTTCCCTACGCGCAACCATGGCGGCCGGGCGCCGGCATCTCGCAAATCCCTACACTCCGGCAGAATAGCGGTGTATCTCCAAACACTATCTTGCGCTAACATGTCATGGGGATACTCCCTGATCGGAGCCACAACATGGAACGGCAGCTGATCGACGCGCTTCCCATCGAATGCCCGGTCCCGGAGATCACACGCGAGGTGGGGCATCCAGCGCAGGTGAGTATCGCTACCTGGCGGGATCCGGTGCAGATCGCACATGGCAGCGAACGGCAAGCCCGGGAGGTGCGTGGATACCGGCGCAGTGACGTGCTGCGCAGGATGAAGGCGCGCGGCTGCCGGATCAGCGATGAGCATATCGCAGCGGCCGAAAAAGTGCGAATTGCCTACGAGGTGGCGACGATCGGCCTCACGCCTGGCGGCCTCGGTATTTACGCGGGCGCTGGTATCCGTCACGGCTCTGGCCCTCGGGGCGGGCTTTCAGCAGCGCAGCAATTCGAGGTGGCCTGCTGGACGAATTATCGGCGTGTTGCGCGGCGTATCGGCCCGGCTCAGGAGGAGATCCTGGTCTGGGTGGTGCTGTGCAACCATGATATTAGTAGCTGGTGCGAACGCGTGGCACAACGCACGGGCCGCCGTGTAGACCGCAAAATAGAGACCGGTCGCCTGTTAGCCCTGCTGGATACGCTGGTGGAGCACTATGCCAGCGAGATCGCCGAGGATCGACTGATGGGGCGGGAGCCGGCTTGATGCTTCCTAGACCGGCTCCCTTGTGTCCTATTCCTCGTCGTGACCGTGTGCTGCCGCCGCCATCTGGAGGCCTGCGCGTAGCCCGTGCAGGAACGCTAGCTCGGCGAGTAGGCGGAGATTGCCCTGCCTCGCCGGGAGGCTGCGCAGAAGCGAATCCGCGCAGGCCTTTGTCATGCCATCAGCCAGGTCGTCGGCATTCGGCTGGATGCATGCCGTGGGTAGCATATGGATGTCTGCCATAGTCTGTTCTCCCTTCGTTGGCGGCGGAGGCCTGTCCTCACCGCGAGGCGCAGTATGCGCCAGGTCGCCAACGAATCCTAGAAAAAAGTGCTTGACAGTGTGGCCCGCAGAATGATAATGAATCTTTATTGTCGGGGATTGTGCCCGGGGTTCTCCCTCGTCGGGCGAGTGCTGGTCCCCCTCCAACTCGGCGGCGTGGTGCAAACGACCGTCACCACGCCGTCCTTTTTGCTGGGCGATTGTGGCCAATGCCAGGTATCCCCCATGTTGCGACCGGTAGGCCGCGTGGTCGGCCCAAAGGAAGCAAAAACAAGACAACCGTAGATCGGGAAACTGCGCTTGCAGAAGCGGCTAAACTTGCTTCTGGCAAGCTAACGGAAGCTCGCATTAAGAGAATGAGTCCGATCGCGGTCATTCTCTACGCTATGCAGGAGGCATTACGAGCGGGTTCCATCAAGAACGCGGCCGCCTTTGCAGTGCAAGCGGCGCCGTATGTGCACGCGAGGCTTTCGTCTTCTCAGGTTGATGGCAGTTTTACTTTGACGGTGGACGATGTCCGGCGCATTGCATCTATCGCCCGCGCTGAGGCGGCTAGACGGGGCCTCTGTTCGGGAAGTGCCGAACGAAGTGCTCCTGGAACTCTGCCGAATTGACGACGGGCTGCCGGAGAAGATCCCGCCAGGCCGCGCTGATCTGGCGGCGTGGTGCATGGAAGCGCTCTCCTCCACTGGGAAAACGCTAGCGGCGCACCACCGGCTGCTGGTCCGAGAGTTGCAGGATGCCATTCAGGGCCGCACACCGCGACTAATGATCAATTTGCCGCCGGGCAGCGCAAAGACAACGTATGGCACGATATTGTCGGCGGCATGGGCATTTGCACAGCGGCCCGGCTTGGATGTGATCTGCGCTAGTAATACTGCACAGATGGCGGAGGGTTTCAGCCGGCGCACGCAGGCATTAATTCGGGATCATCCGGAAACACTTGGTTACTCTCTGACTAGAGAAGCAGCCGAGGAATGGACGACCTCGAACGGCGGGCATTATCGCGCGGCTGGTGTTGGCGCTGCCATTGCCGGCACTAGAGCAGATCTGGTCATTATTGACGACCCGACTAGAAGTCGTGCGGATGCAGAAAGCGCAGTCGTTCGCGAAAGTCAGTGGGCATGGTTCGTCGGCGATCTGCGAACTCGGCTGAAACCAGAAGCGACAATCATTGTGATTATGACGAGGTGGCACCCCGATGACTTGGGCGGCCGCCTGCTGGATCGGCAAAAGGGTCTTTGGCGTGTGATTAGTATTCCAGCCATCGCCGAGGAGAACGATCCGCTTGGACGCGCGCCTGGTGAGTGGTTGTGGGATGATGACCCGTCCTACCGCTATGGCGAGGAGCTGAGGAAGGCCTACGCAGAGTATCAAGAAGCGGGCGCAATGCGCGATTGGCAGGCTCTTTACCAGCAAAGCCCACGCACTGCGGAAGGCTCGTTATTCAAGATTGGCAAGATTGACGTATTGGAAGTCGCCCCGGATCTACGCGGCGCACTTGTGGGGCGAGGATGGGATCTTGCAGCAACGAAGCAACTGGGCATCCGCGATCCCGATTGGACGGTCGGAGTGAAGCTGGCCAGAATGCCAACCGGTGGCTACGTAGTGCTCGATGTTTTGCGCTTCCGCGGCGGCCCTGATGAGGTGGAAACTGCGATTCGCAACGTGGCCAAGCAAGACGGAGTTGCTGTTCGCCAGAGTCTTCCGCAGGATCCCGGGCAGGCAGGCAAGGCGCAGGCACTTGCTTTCGTGAAAATGCTAGCAGGCTATCAAGTGGAAACATCGCCAGAAACTGGAGATAAAGCGACAAGAGCATCGTTGTTTGCCAGCCAGGTGAACGGCGGCAATGTTGCAATTGTTCGTGCGCCCTGGAATGCTGCGTTCCTGGATGAACTGGCGGCATTTCCGAACGGCATTAAAGACGACCAGGTTGATGCGGCCAGTCGGGCAT